ATCCCGATTCTAATTGGAGGAGGTTCTCGGAATGGGAGAATCTTACTATTTTTAATTTCAATGGGTGCAATATACCTTCGTATGATCCGGCTTTTAATTCTATTCCGGCTGTGGGTATAAATATTATAAGCGATAGGAATAATATACCTATATTTGATGAGGTGGATAAGGTTGCAGATGATAAGACAGGCGTTACCTTTATGGGTGGTGGTAGCTCATGGAAACAAGATCTGGTAGGAGGTAAGTTGAATAAGATTCAGGGCATGTATTGTAATTCAGGCACGGTGCCGGTAGATGATCTTCCGGATTGGTTATATGAGGTAAGGGAATTTAGGAAATGGGATTTATCGAGTTCTTTTATATCTACACAGGAGAGGGCTGATAAGTTCGTTGATGCGTTTTATGATAAGATGATGTCGTGGGAGTATATAACGATGTCTCAAGTGGCTTCTGATGGCAATAGGAATCAATTTTATAAACTTATATTAAGTTTATATGAAGCCTCTGCTCCTACCAACAAGAGACCATCTGGCGTTTATCAAGCCCCTGAGGGGTTTGTTAAGGGTGTTAGCAACGGTAATCCTACGACGCCTATGGAGAAGGTGTA